TAATACTCTACAACAGCATCAAGTGCATCTTGCAAATCATAATGTACCTCTGTAGCATAAGTGTAAATGAATGGATGTTTAAATTGATCAGGATCTACCAAAACTATAATGATCTTATCCCATTGATAAGCTTGAGCTACTTCCATTACTGTACCCCATTTCTTTCCTGGCATTGAGTCTCTTAGATCAGCCAATATTACATGTGATCTTTTGATGTCAGCCATATCTTGATATGTAATACGCTTAAGCTTATTGTATGTAGATATATCATCATTTGCTTCTTGATCGTGAATAGGTGCACGTCTTGTAGGGTGTAAGCATCTAATGTCAAAGTCATCTAAGAAATTAGCTGAATATTCACGCCATTTATTCATGTCTAGATTACTAACATGTTCCATTGCACCTGCGGTATAAACAAAATCTTGTTTCATTACTTATTACCTTTCTTTCTCAAAGTAAATCGGTTAGCCCAGAGAACCTGAGCCAACTGTGTTGTATAGTAACTAACGTTATACGAAGGAAGGATCCATACAGATCCATTCCTTGTATCAACTCTAATTAATCTCTTCTCCATTAGAAGTCTTCACCTGCCCCTTCATAAGCAACATAATCTGTTACTTGTAAAGCTACTAACATAGCTGAAACACCTGACTTGCCGCCAACATTCCAGTCATAAGAGAATAATTTGATATGACCTTTAGAGCCATTACCCATATTCTTTATCTTACTTGGAGCCATTTCCTCTTTATCTAAGTCAATAACTTTAGGTGGATCTTGTTCTTCTCCGTTAGCTTTAACTGCTTTACGTTTAATGTTAGCATACCAGGTTTTGTTCTCACCTGTCTTCATCTTAACACCGCTACTCTCTAGTTGAGCTTTAGTTGCTTCATTATCTGTAACAACTTGTACGTCCCACTGGAGTGTACCGAAAGGAGAATGTTTATCAACTAGTTTAGCCCAGTTAAATGTTACGTCTCTTACTACCATTACTTGATTAGCCATTATATTATTCCTTTTCTAATGGATTGTTATTGTATCAGAGTGTAGTTCCACAATTATTTGTAGCACTATTTCTTCTACATTATCAGAGTTAACCTCATCGTTAACACTAATTTCGAATAGCTCTGTCATTACAAAGCTAGTTTTATCTTCAAAGACATCCCAGAATACTGGAAAGTCTTCATATCCGTTTACTGACAGATACTTGTGATTAGCTATGGGAAATCTTACGTTATCTCTCATCTTGTTTCTTGATTACATCAACAAGGTAATTAGCATACCATTGTATCTTTAATGCGTCCTGTTGTTTAGCATCTTTCTTACCGAGCCTTATACTATACTTAAGTATCTGACCTACTAAGTGTGACTCAATACCTTTATGATGAGCTAAAATATACTGCATTAGATCCATATACTCTAAGCCTTCAGGATAATTACCTGGAGGTATTACTTTGTAGTGAGCAGGATTTATAATACTATCTTTAACTCTTTCATTCATATCTTTAAAGTCACCATGAAAGTCTGTTAATTCTTTTTCTTCTTCGGGATCTAATCTCATTAGTTCTCTTCCTTTTTCTCTATCATAAGTTATTAACTCATCCATAGTATCTATTCTTTCTGTCTCAGTTCTAGCATGAGCTAGTCTGTGCACTATGTCAGCACGTTTCATTTAAGTTCCTTTCTAGGAAAATAGCGTTCCCTTTTAATAATGGACTATACATTTAGATATTAAGTCCCTTCATCATAGTACGTTTCTGTCTTGCTCTCATGGTACGTTCTGCCCATGATTCATCAGCACCTAACGCCCATATCTTATCATCTTGATTTGATACACACAGTATTAAGTCTTTGATTTTAATTAGCTTATCTACTTCATTACCGTTACGATGCCAGTTAGCTCTTTGCATCTCATCTCGTGTACCTGTTATTTGTAGTGATTGTACGAAGTAAAGTGTTCTATTACTATCACTGGAATATTCTTCAGCTGAAATAGTAAAGGCTCTACTACCTTGATACTCTAGTATTTGAAAACCAAGATCACCTACAGTATCAAACCAATGCTTGTTTACTTTTATAGTAGGATTATACTTTATAGGAGTAATCCTAGTAACATCTTTAACAAAGCTTGATTTATCTTCTTCATCTTTACCAACAAAAGTATACCTTAGATTAAAGAGATAGTTAGAACCTATATGACTTAGCTTTCTATTAAGATGTATTACTTTATCTTTATATTCATTTCTAACTATATCATCTTCGGTTTCATTAAGCTTATAGTCAAGATATATTTCTTTCTTTACTATCTCAGATAAAGCAAAGGATAAATAGTTACTAATCCTATCTCTCATGTCCCATAAAGGTTCATACTCTTCTTTTTCTTTCATAGCTCTAGAATACATTCTATTAGCTTCATATCCAGGACTATAGTTAGAATAGCTGTAATAGTTTTTATTATCATCTAAGAAATTAATAAGCACTAATAATTCACCATTAACACTACCATTCTTAGTAGCTGACTCAAACTTTTCATGTAAGTTAACCTTTGTAAGCTCATATAACTCTTTTAAATCATAGTTAACACTGGTTGCTTGTTGCTCAACATGTCTTACTAAAGAGTAATACCTATTAGCCTGATAAGGTAAAGACTTAGGATCATTTGCATGACCGTTCTCTGTAAAGTATTTACCATTAAGTTCTTTATAATCTCTAAACATTATTATATCCTTTCTTGCTTAGAAGTTTACAGACACAAGAGTGCCGTAAGGGTTTTCATTATTTTTACCTGTTGATAACCATAACACAGGCTTATCTGGTTCTGGAGGCCAGTCCCAGAATTCACAGTCCGAGAAACAAAGTATAGTCTCTGTTTCAGGAAGACATTCTTCTATATATTTAAAGCCAGGAGACATATCAGTACCTCCACCGCCTTTAAGCTCTAGCTCTGTTATATCTTCATAAGGACTAAAGCTAAAGCATGTAGCAACATTAGTATCTACACATATGACATGCATATTAGTTGGCTTTAAACTTTCATTTATTGATTGTAACTCTGATAAGAATACTTCTCTTTCTTTCTTAGATACTGATGCTGATGTATCAAGTATTATAGATACAACACCTAAGTTTTCTGATATCATAGCTGGCATGTACATATCTAAGTCAGACAACATCTTACGATTAGGTCTTTTCCATGAAGCATCTTCAGGGTTTCTATTAATAAGATACGTGGTAAGAAAAGCTTTCCAATTAACTTGTGGTGTTCTAACACTTTTAACTAAGTCTTTAAGGCTACCATGTATATCTTGACCAGCCTTCTTAGCTTCTTCAGCCGCTGAAGCAATCATTTGTTTTACTTCATCCATAGCTGCTTCTCTAGCTTCACCTGTTAATGGCTTACCATTTTTATCTGTCATAGGGAATACGCCACCCCAACCAGGTTCTTCGTAGTAATCATCATCTATATCATCATATATCTGTTCAGCAGACATACCTATATATTTTTCTTCATATAAAGCACCTTCAGGTAGCTCAAAACCTTCTTCTTTTATAACAGGATTTATAGCAAGATCACAAGCTATATTCCACTTCTTATGGGTCCTATCTCCCATACGTAAGTGATGACTCATTATTACATGATATACTTCATGTACTATAGTGCCTTTAACTTGGCCTTCACTACATTCATCTACAAAACTTTTATTCCACAATATGTTTGCACCATCAGTACACATAGTATCATAATCAGTAGTCTCTCTCATGTTAAGCCTGAGTGCTGCTGATCCATAGAAAGCGTGGTTGGCCACAAGTTGTATTACGGATCTACTTATTTTTGTTTGAGCATCCATTGTATTATACTTTCAGTTTAAGTTGCATTAAGTCATAGAGTTCTGCTTCAGTTGGTACGAAGCTAGCATTCTCTATACGGTCTAGTATTATCTGATTAGCCCATTCTATCTCCTCATCTGTTGGTTCATCATTAGTGTCAGTAGATTTAAACAAATCTTCCTGTAACATCATGTCGAGTGCAAACGCTATTATATCACTTGCTATCAACAGCTTTCTC